TCCGAAACAAGAATTGACAAAGAGCCCACCGAGTGGGAAACAGCTCCAGTTGGCAGCAGTAGCGCAAGGTATGCGCCTTTCTGAGCACCACATGCAGCGATCACTGGTGGGCGTAACGACCAAAGATTTGGTTCTTGCCGCGAAAGCTGAGGGACATCCAAGCATCCGACGAATTGAAAAAACAATCCCAGAAATTGGGGTAGAGCAAGTGTCAGTGCAAATATTGCGGATGCTGGTTCAGTGTATACGAAACCTCCAACTGGCAAACATGCCGGAAGAAGATCAATTAGAGTTTTTGGTTGAGACGGTACGAGAGGAAGGGGGTATGTTGACCTTGCCGCAGCTGAAATTGTTTTTCCGCCAGCTTGCTTTGGGTAAGTTGGGTAAACTGTATCAGCGGCTCGATTCGGCTACGCTTGGAGAGTTCTTGCGAAACTACCGGGAGGAAGTCCAAAGGCTAAACGTGGCCGTGGCAGAGGAAGCGGAAAGAACCGCCAAGGCGGAGGCGGAACGTGAGCATGTACAACGGTATCAAAACGATCCCGAATACCGGGAATCTATCGAGGCAAGTCAACGACGAATAGAAGCCCAGCTAAAATGCTTTACTAGCCTGGACGCTGAGCCGACTACAGGCCCTATGCGCGCCGGCCAGCACCCTGCCCGGCAGCTCCACGCTTCGGTTGATTTCGGCACAAAAGGCTGGGATGCTGGGCTATCAGCAATGGCTGTACCGGCACTTGAGGCAATGCTGAATCAAGCCCCAGCAGAGGCGAAAGAGAAAATTTTGCAGGCGATTCGAAACAAAACTAGCGCAGATTAGCGAAACTTGTTATATTTGCAACAACAAATCCTTAAAACACATGATATTACCCCTTTACCGCGACGGCGTGCGGCTCTTCAGCCGCAAGTATTCCGGCCTTACAGACCCGGACATCGCTTCGCTTGCCTCGCTTGAGGCATTGACTGAATCGCTAAACGAGCGCTTCGGTTACGAGATGCTGGTGTTGGCATATGAGAGCTTCAATACCTCAGATGACCCGCTCTTAGAATCTAGCGAAGAGCAAGTATCGGCGCATTGGGAAATCTTTGCACCTGTCTCTGAAGATATGGCTGAGCATGTATCAAGCATACTCGCGGAATCAGCGGTCGATTACCTGGACGTCTATCATTTCCCAACGGTAAACAAAAAAGGAGACGCTGTCATTTCCTCTCGCTATTGCTTGAACGAGCCAATTGACCGGGAGCTGGAGGATGAAGGTGTTTGCGTTAATTATTGGGATACGGTGGCTTTGTTTGCTCTCCGCGCGGACTTCCCTTATCGGCAAGAATCTGACCCTGCGCTTGATCAGTCGAGAATTTCTGTGCGACAGGTCAACGAGCCGGTTGAGCATAAGTTTACTCAACAAGAAAAAATCGATCTGAGCTTGAAAAATATCGAGCTTGAGCAACAGAAATTTCAGCTTGAGTTTAAGCTCAAATCGGTCGTCAAGCAAATACAATCAGAGATTCAGCAAAACGAAGGTGCCCGGGCGAAGGTCCGGGAGTCCTTTATGCGTGGCAGTGAAATGCGCAATGTGGACGTATTGCGCCTGGATAACTGGAATACTTTTACCGTCCGATTTTTGCACCCTCTAACCAAGGAGCAGCTATGGGAGCGGGACATGACCGATGAAGAGCGCTATAACAAAACGTTTACGTTTTAATTCAAATGTGGCCGCCTAAGCAAGGGGACTATGTCAAAGTCAACGAATGGGAAGCCATCGTTGAAGAAGTTGTGACACACTTTGACAGTCCCCACACACGCGGCAGCCTTATAAAACTACGAAACCCGCTCTACGTATTGCGGCTGGTGTCGAAGCCCATCGGATGGAAAAGACACCAAACCATCCAGGTTCACATGGACCCGGTCAATCCAAAAAGAATTTACAAGCTGTTTGAGAGCGAATTCGAGCCACACCCATCTTACACCACTGCACGATTGTTAAAAAAAATCAACAAGAAAAACATGAAAGAAAAGAGTAAACAAATCATCCGTACCACTGGCATACTCCAGGAGGTTGCGCAAATCTCGGTAAACAGCATTGCTGACCACATGAATAAGAAACAGCCTGAAATCTCACGGCTGCGGTATCGTGAGGATATGCAGATCAGCAAGTGGCTGGAGTACCTGCGAGCGATCTCGGTCGTTTCTGGGCGCAAAACCACAATTAAAATCGAATGCTCGGAAACTGGCGAGATCACAATTGCCCACAGGTTGGAAGAGCAGAAATGATCCCGCTGTCTCAAGTTCAGCACTGACATCAATATAGTACTAACACCCCACATTTTAACATTCACTAACCCCAAATCACCAAATGGAAAACGTTATCAATCAAACCGAAAAATCGGTTGTTGCTTTGCTGAAGGCATATTTCCCGGCTGCAAAGGGTGTGCTCTTTATCGATCTGGAAACAACTGGTATTAGTGTCGATCACGACCAGATTATTCAGCTTGCGTATGTGTACGAATCGTTCGATGGACTAATCAAACGAGAATGCAATACGCTGATACGTCCTACCGTAGCGGTGATTTCGTCTGCGGCTGAAGCCGTACACAAAATTAGCATGGATGACGTGGCGAAGGCAGATACATTTTACAACCATGCAGCGCAATTGATTGGATTGCTGAACAATACCGTTGTGGTAACCTACAATGGTGGCAACTTTGACTTGCTCATGTTGCAAGCTGAATTTGCCCGGTTTAGAATTGATTGGCCTTCCGAGCGACATGTATGGTGGAGCCTGGATGTCTTCCAGCTGGATCAAATTTTGCGCCCGCGTAACCTGGCCGCGGTGTATAAGGCTTGGACAGGATTTGAATTGGAGGGCGCACACGATGCGCTCACGGATGTCGAGGCTACTAAGGATATCTTGACCGCAATGATAGTTAAAGAGACAAAGACCCATAAAACCGATCCAACTCCAATGCTGGAAGCGCTGAAGCATTGCAACGCTGGGCGCAGGATGGATGGGACGCGCGTTGCAGACCTGGGCGGAAAGCTTGGTTACGACCAAGAGGGACACATGGTTTACAACTTTGGTAAAGTCAAGGGTACGCGCGTAAAAGACGAGCCCTCATTCGGTAAATGGGTGCTTAAAAACGATTTCCCTTTGCAAGTCAAAAAGCTTTTGCGCCAAGAACTTGGAATCACTGACTAATGGTTGTTTTTGTAGGTTGCCTAGACCCCATGGCTTAACCGCGTGGGGTCTTTGTTTGTTGCTAGAAATTTTACCGAACGCTTGTACCACATAACAAAACCGGTTATATTTATAGCATAACAATTTAGCTCAACCGCGCTACAGCATGTTTATTCCCGGTATTAACGTAAACAAGTCGCTAGCCGACGATCAACCGATCAACCAATGGTCTGCCGCCAGTGTGTCGTTTGCTTCCTTGGAGGAAGCGTCTAAGGTCGCTAGACAATGGGCAACAATAATGACGATCGAACGCCTGTACGACCGGTCGGCGTTCGATGCCAACACGCCAGATATTGTTTATTACCCGGTGGTTAGGTTACCAGACGGCGGGATTATATACGTCTAGGTCGTCAGCCCGTCACGATTAACAGCATCTACACATTTATCAATTACCTTAACTCAACTTCAACATGAAAACTTTCACAATCACAGAAAACGCAATTAGCGAGGACACATGGGAACAAGCCCATGACCATGGGTTTGGCCGAACCAAACCCGCAGACCCAGAAAACGAAGCATGGATCTTGTTTGAAGACGATTACCCGTTTGATGGGCGACGCGTAGAGGTCTGGGACGGCAACCCTACAGGCGTAGCCACAGGGATAGTTAAGGAATGTAGTGACGATGGGAATCTCATTATTTTGTCCTTGCCAAGCGGCAACCAAGTCTTGATTCGGAATCCAAAAGAGTGGCGGTACATTGACTAATTCAAATAACCAAAAAGCATGGAAAAACAAATTGAGACATTGTTGCTTCGCGTGAAGCTGATGTCTATTTGCAGCTTATTTATCGCCGTTATGGGTCTCTGTGGTCTAGCCATGGACTGGTACAGCAAAAAGCAAACGCCGGTTTCTTACTGGCAGCTTGACAGCCTGTCTACAGTTATCGATGTGCAGGCCGCGATCATAGACCGCCAAGGCAGCCAAATCGTTCGGTTACAGCGTCTATACGGTGCACTGGATACCACTTGGCGTATACATGTCACAGGTACAGATAGCCTGATACTTGAAGGGATGGCGCAGTATAGAGCCATTTACTGGCACGACAGCGTACTTAGACCACGGGCGATACACCCAATTCACCAATCACATGACCCCCAAAAACCCTAACCTCACAGCATGCGCGGGTATCGATATGCCCGCGCACAATGCCAATCAGCTAGCCAATGGCATTAAGACACTGAAGTGTCGCGTAAAAAAGACCAACGTTGAAGTGCCGATCAACATGAATGAGATTCGCTTGGACTTAACGTGTCACGACGAAATGTTGTGGGCGATAACTGAAGTTCAAAAAAAACTAGAAAACACCAATCTAAGCTTGCCATTACGTGTGGTTATTGGGAATAAAAAATACCTATTACAGAAAACCCAATACCAAGATTATTTTATATCTAAAGATGCGTTTGCTGCACGCTGTCAAAATCCTTGGCAGTGCATTTGGACCGCATTGGGAGACGCAATTGAACAAGGTGCTCTTTAACAAAGACAAAGGTACCGGACAATACCGATTATTCATGGTGACCTAAAACTTTACCAATCACCAAAATGGAAAAACATACTCAACCAGATACCGAGACCCTAAAGCAAGGTTCAGCGCCCACTTGTATTTACATTGCTGGACCAGTTACTAACGAACCTTATCAAAAGGTTCACGGCGCATTTTTGCGGGCTCAGCGAACACTTCAGGCAGATTATCCGCTTGCGGTCGTCGTAAATCCGCTCGAATTAAACAACCAGACCGACGGATACGAGTCTTGTATGGCCAATTGTCTTAGAGAGCTGGCCACAATCTACGCGCTTCACGCCGAAAGTGCAGCCATCTACCTTTTGCCGGGCTGGGAGCACAGCACCGGGGCAAAGATTGAGTTAGTGGCAGCCAAAAAAATGGGGTTCCAATTGCTCTATCATCCAGATGCCAGAATTATTCAATATCCCATAATTATAGACGTCTTGAAATGAGGGTAAGAAAAGAAGACTACAACAAGTTACTGAAGCAAAGAAAGTCGGCCAACAAAAAGCAACACGGGCGCAGCAGTTTAGACGTAGATACTGAGTCTGCAATATTTGCCAAGGAGTTTGTTGATCGCGGATTGCCTGCGCCTGTACGCGAATACATGTTTAATGCGCCAGAGACCAAACACCGGCTGGATTATGCCTGGCCGGGAGCCAAGGTCGCAGTAGAAAGAGACGGTGGTATATTCACCGGTGGCGCACACGGGTCAATCACTGGCCGCATACGCGATCGGATCAAATCCAACCTGCTGGCCAAACAAGGTTGGACTGTATTCCGGTGTATACCCAGCGTGATTGGTAAGTCTAGAAAAGACACCCAAATAGACACTACTGCCATTGAAATGTTGAGCGTAAAATTTATTGACCAAGTGGCAGAAATTTTACGGCAGCGGTTGTGAAATCAGCCTTGAAAAAAAATCCGCGTAACAGATTGATTATAAGCCCATTTGCGTAAAGATATTTCAGGGTTTAATTTTGGAAATGCGCCTGCCGCTCAATAAAGCCGAAAAGCAAAACAAAATCACTGCCGTATGGCATGCACTTGCCCCATTAACTGAGGCACAAAGGAACGAGTTTTTGGCGAAGCAATTCAAGGTCTCGATGCGTACGGTATATAATTGGCGCAGCCTCTTTCGGTTGCCTGTGGACACGCCGGAAAACCTACAAGAATCGTCGTTGCTGTTGCTGTCTCCTTCCGACCGTAATTCGGTTAAGTTTTACCGAGCAAGACTATTGAGTAAATCGGATCAAGAATCCAAGACAAAAAAGAAGCGAAGGGGAAAAGGCCGGGCCGGAGAAACGCCTGAGCCCAAGGTCACACCCCGCCAAATTGTCAAAGCAATTACGCCTCAAGTGGCAGCCAAAGACTGGAACGAGACACACCAACGCTTACTGCAATCGCTTAACAATTACTTAGCCAGCAACAAAGGCGTCCCGCCGACGGTGCAGCAGTTGGCCAGGATGGCGGACGTGGACTACGAGACGGTATTGCAACATGTTCACGATCTTGAGATCAATACGCATACAACCGTAATGCGCTTGTTTACGCCCGCCATCATGGCAAAGCTTGTTCAAATGGCGCTGGGCGGTGATTTTAGAGCGATTAAGTACTTTTTAGACAATAATGTGAAAGGTCTTGTGACCAACAATCCGCTAACCGCGATACTTGACCAATCAGCTGGTGCAATGTTAGCAACCCCAGAATCCATACAAGAGCTTTTGGCCGACATGGGACACCAAGCACCCGGATACGGCGGGTCGAATGTAGAAGACATTTTCCCTGAGCAGTTGCCCAACCTTAAGCCATGATCACAAGCAGACAGCCACATTACTTGCCACGTCCCGGTGCAACGCGGGAGCAGGCCGCCGACATTGTCCGGGCGTACAAAAACCCGGTCTGGCTGATTGAGCAAATGAGAACCACACACCCGATTCGTGGGAACGTCCCCTTTCATTTGTTCCCATTTCAAAAGGCAGTATTAAAGGGATGGCTTACCAATCGGTACAATATCATGCTCAAGCCCCGCCAGATGGGTGCAACCACACTGGCCGCGGCGCATATTCTAGCGTTTGCCATGTATCGGCCATACAAAAACATCGTGTACGTGTCTCTTAAGGCAACGGTGGCAAAAACGTTTTTGCGCAAGGTAAAAGACATGTACAAGAGCCTCCCGGGGCATTTACGGGTACAAATCCTGAATGGTACCCCAGGAACAATAGGTAGCGCAACGGAGATCATTTTTGCGAATGGCAGCTCAATCAAAGTCATGGCAGCAACAGAGGACGCGGGACGGTCAGAGGCTACGAGTCTTCTCGTATTGGACGAGGCAGCATTCCAGCGATATGCGAGTTCAATCTGGGGGGCGGCACAACAAGGATTGGCCACAGGCGGCAGTGCAATTATCCTAAGTTCCGCGTACGGCATGGGAAATTTCTTTCATCAGGAATGGTTACGAGCGGTGCAGGGTCAAAATGGCATGAATCCAATGCGCCTGCACTGGACAATGCATCCAGAAAAAAACCAGGCGTGGTACGAAGAACAGCGCAGGCTTCTGGGTGCAAAAAGAACGGCGCAAGAAATCGACTGTGACTTTTTGCAGTCTGGTATGAACGTCTTTGACCTTGGCAAAATCAGGGCTATCGGGGAAGATATGCAGACTCGCAGTTATAGAAGTTACAGCTATGGAGATGGGATCATGCACGAGTACTATCCGCCAGATCGGGCGCACGTGTATTATATCGGCGCAGACATTGCTAGCGGTCGCGGGCATGATTACAGTGCGTTCAGTGTAATGACAGCGTCGGGCGTGGAGGTCGCTTGTTACAAAGGCAAAATATCGGTCCACGCATTTGCAGAACTTTTAATGCAAGTAGGTACCCGCTACTATGGTGCAATGATCGCACCCGAAATGAATGGGATCGGCGAAAGCGTTATTTCGCGACTTCAGTCCGAAGGATACAACAATTTGTACTATGCCGTAGAACCATTCGTTCGCGGGCGAGAGTACAGCCGGCGGGAAAGCGTAGTACCCGGCTGGCTCACCAGTGCGAAAAGTAGACCCAGAATTATTGCCAAATTGGATGAAGACATCGATAACGACGCTATTGAGATAAACAATCCATTTGTTATAGCAGAGGCCACGACATTTGTGTACGATTCGGCCAACAGACCGGTCGCACTGGGCAAGCACAGTGGCAGCCGCGCTGACGCGATGCTTGACGATGGGTCAGAGCTGACCGGTGCATATACGGACGATGCCATCATCGCGCTCGCAATCACAAACGAGATCAGACAGACACCCCAAGCATACAAAGGTGGCGGGCTTGGTGTTTAGTTAAGTACATCTACAAAGGTTGTACGTGTAAAACTAGACGGACCGCTTGCGTTGAAAAATAAGACACCCAAATCTCTACGCTTTGCAGAATAATTTGAATCTGTTATATTTGGCGCAATGAATTACACATTGCAAATCAACACGGCGTCCAGGCTGGGAATCGAAGCAAAGGCTGACGTAGAAGCCTGCCGGGCGGCATACCAACTAGTGCAAAAAGAACTAAAGTATGGCAAAGCCATCCTTCGTAAGGGTAGCCAACCGATCCACGAGTACATTTTGCGCGTTGACGGGACAATTTACAACCGAGACTGCTGATGGAACTACCTACACCTCAGTTGGTGCCGCTGGTGGAGCTACACACCAACCCTAATAATCCTCGCGTACTTCGAGACGAATCATTCAAGAAGCTGTGCGCCAGCCTTAAAGGATTCCCGGAAATGATGCGCTTGCGCCCAATTATAGCAGACGCTAACGGGATGATATTAGGCGGTAATCAGCGGTTTGAGGCTGCAAAGGAGCTGGGGTGGCAGGAGGTGCCAGTCATCTGGGCCAGCGAATTGACCGAAGCGCAAAAGCAGGAGTTTATTATTCGGGACAATGTGCAATTTGGCGAATGGGATTGGGAATGTTTGTCTAATGAATGGGACGCAGACATGCTGGAAGAATGGGGACTTGCCGGGGTTTTTACAATGGATGCCGCAAGTGCAGATTATCCCGAAATTCCCGGTGGCGAAAGGTCCACATTTGCGACAATCAATTTTACGTTCACTTTAGCACAAAAAGAAGAAATAGAGACCAAAATAGAAGAAATGAAAAAAGAAATGAAACTTTCTGGCATTGAAATAGACGGAAATCTAAATGGCCACGCACTGTATTTAATTGTTTCAAAATGGGAAAAGCAAAACTAATACAAATAGCCCCAGTAAAGGCCAAAATTGCATTTGATTTTGTCCTAAAAAATCACTATTCCGGAAAGGTAGTAAATAATTCTGTATTGCATTTTGGGGTATTTTACAATAATTTGCTTGCAGGTGTATTACAGTTTGGGCCCCCGCTCGACAAAAGCAAAGTTATAGGATTGGTTAAAAACCAAAATGGTGACCCAGCACCGTGGAATGACTTTTTTGAGTTAAACAGAATGGTCTTTCTTGATTTGCTACCGCGCAATTCAGAAAGTCGCGCAATAGCAATTTGCGTAAATTTAATAAAAAAGAAGTACCCAAATATTAAGTGGATTATATCATTTGCTGATGCAACACAATGCGGCCACGGGACGATTTATCAAGCTGCAGGGTTTAAGCTAACTCAAATAAAAGAAAGCAATAATATTGCACGGATAAACGGTGTAATTATACACAAAATGGCTCTTGCAAATAATCCAACAAAGCCTATCCCTTTTCTCCCTGGGAAGCCTTCTTTCTATGATATAACTGGAGGTAAGTATGCATTTTCTGAATTTGTAAAAAAAACGGGAGGTGAAATGTTGGTCGGGTATCAAATCCGCTACATATTGATATTAGACAAACAATATAGATTAGCGTGTCCCGACTTGCCATATTCTGAGATACATCGGGTCGGGGCTAGGATGTACAAGGGCGAGTCGCTAGATTTGCCGGAACACGCGGGTGAAGCATAACGGGGTAATGCGTCCAGTATCCAACTGGAAGAAGGCGTTCGAGCCGACCCACCCGCTCAATTTAGCTGCAATGAATCATACCCATTTCACGGTAACAAACGGGGAAGACCGCCTGGCGTTTGCCGATTGGCAGGCGTTTGCTGACTTTATGAAAACGCTGGGGCCCAATGGGCATGCCGTGGCCAAAGAGTACCAAAATATGCGGGCTACACATCGTGAGGCAACTCACCAAATTAACGGCCAGGTCTACCGTGTGAAGGCAATAAAGGTGTACACATCACGGCAAACGTTTTGACTTTTGCCGCAGACCGTGAGTGTGGCTATTGCGAGCAAGCTCGCCTGATTGAGGAAAATTTTCCTCACGTCGCCTGCCTTGGCTGTTTTGGAGGTGTGGTAGTTTGTGCGCGTTGGTACCAACGCTTTCGCTTTATTTACCCGCACAGCCCGCCAGTCCCAATTGTTAACCCGCTGACGTATAACAACGCAGTCTATTGGGGTATACCAACTGAGGTAGATACGAAAGGGTAAGCCTTGGTTATCTTTGGGCAATCATTACGCCTATGTACCTCACGCTGTTTGGTCGCAAAATCGCATTGCCCCTTTGGGTCAACCGCCTAATTCAGTCGCCCGAGCCCGCGAAAGAGCAGTTCGTAGCCGGTGTCGATTCTACCCCAATCCCAGTAATTGGCGGTCAGTCTAGTTTGCCAGAATGGAACCTGTCGGGTATCGCGGCGGCATCCAATATCGCGTTACCACTGCCGTATGACCCGCAGTTGCTCCGGTTATTAAAGCATATGTCCGCGCACGACCCAAACGTGAGCTATGCGGCAAGCAACTCGGTGTTAGGTAACACCAATTACAATATCTATTTTGATGACCGGGTGTCCGAAGAAGATCAAGCCAGAATGAAGGCACACCTACGCCAGGTCTCCGGTGATTGGTATGGGCATAGCGAGGGTTTGACCTCAATGATTTCCGATCTTTTGCGCCAACTGTATATTTTCGGTTGCATTAGCGCAGAGGTCGTCCCACAAATGAACCTGCGGGGTGTTCAGCGCGTCGTGAAAGTTGACCCCACTTTTGTTCGCTTTGTGTGGACGCCAGAAAAAGGATACCAACCCGTCCAAGAAGGAGCATCGACGGCAGGTAACCTTGGGCGGTTGGGCGGATACCGAAAACTAAACCCCGAGACCTATCAATACATTGCGCTGACCCGTTGGGATCAAACGCCCTATGCCGTACCGCCACTGCTTTCAGCTATAGAGCCGGCGTTGTTGCACAAAAACATGACTGAAGGTATGTCCCATATTATTCAAAAAATGGGCTTGTTGGGGTTTCTTTTGGTTAAAGGCCGAGCCCCGATGATGCACAACAACGAGCTGCCTGAACAATATCAAGAGCGTGTAAAAAAATACCTTGCTGGGCTAGAAGACCAGGCCCGCAAAATCGTGCAGACAAAGAACCCATTTGCTGCGGGACTTATTGATCAAGTTGAATTTGAACTAAACGCAATAGGGGCAGACAAAGCTACGGGAGCTGAAAAACTGGTTGACATAAATTTACAAAACCTGATCACCAGTCTAAAACAAAGCCCAATTATGCTGGGGCGGCAGTTTAGTACAACCGAAGCGTTCGCGAAAGTTGTAATCACGAAAGAAACGGGAACGATACAGGCTGCGCAAAAATGCTTGGCTGCGTTTTTAGAGCGTCTATTTATGTTGGAGCTGCTGATGGCAGGCTACAACCCTATTTCAATTGACGTTGAGTTTGAGCTACCAGAAATTGGGGACGGTCTGCGAGAGCAGCAGGTGGAGCAGCTCAAGATTGCAAATACCATCGCACTGCGCGATCAGGGTATCATTTCCCAGACCCAGGCTGCGCAAGCGTTGGGATACGAGCAGGCTGCTGCTGATGGACCTATCCTGCCAGAGCTACCGGACCTAGATGCTGGTATGTTTGCATCTAATGGAGAAACAATCGCCGAAGCCGAACAAAATGCGTTGATGACGCTGCAATACGAAAGCTTGGCAAAGTACCTGGCCGGCTTTACTGTTAATGCCGACGGGTTAAAAGAGGAAATTAAAGCATTTGAGGACGCTTTATCACAAGGTTATCCCGAGTATCAGTACAAGTTAAAAGGACAATGTGGTTGCAGTTGTGCAAAAAGAGACAAAGAGGGGTTTGCCGTCTCTTCCGTCCTGGAGCGTTTCATTCAGCAATACTTAGGCCGGGTGCGTAAACTGTACGGTCAGGCTGCTACAGACGGTGCTGCTGCCGTTGCCCGGGCGTTGGGTGAGATACCAGAAAACACGCCCGAAGACGTGGCGGTTAGCATTGCGGTGCTGGCACTTTACCGCCGCTGGGGCCAAACCTTTGTGGATCAACTTATGCCATTGATCAATACCTATACGTCAAGTGTCTACCGATACTACCGTAGTTTCAAAGAGCCGTTGCTTGGCGCCGGCGCAGCAGTACCAAATGCTACGTTTGGACTAAACGACATGCGCGCACTCAACTTTTTTCGTCAAATTGATCAACTTTATCTGGGGCGGTTTATTACCGACACAGACACCCGGCGCCGAATCACCAATTGGTTAAAAGAAGAATACCTGGCCGGTACGATGCCAATTGGGCGAGGTTCGGAAGGGATTGCTGTATTTAAGGCAAAATTTGAGACTCGGCTTAATGATGAAGATTGGAAAATTCGCCGGGTGATTGACACAAGCGTTAACCGAATGCGGAATACTGGATCAATCATGTACATGGAGCAGGCGCAGATTAAAGCGTATCAAATCCAAGGTGTTCCCGACGACCTGCAATGCGATTGGTGTCGTGCAGTCCAGGGCAAAACCTTTACTGTGCAAGCGGCAGTACAACGGCAATTGCAGATATTTGGTGCACCACCAGACGCTTTGCCCAACCTGTCTCCGTTTTTGACCTCAGCAGCCCCGGCTTCGGATATTAGTCAAAAGACTGGTACAGAGTTACAGGCTATGGGGTTTGATATGCCCCCGTTTCATCCCCATTGCCGTGATACGATTATTGCTGTGAGTTGAGGGGTAATGCCCCGAATTTCGTTCACCTATTTTTGTCCAAAACGAAGACACTATGCCAAGGGATAAAATGATCCTTTTCCGTGACGCGGAAATACGCCCGGTGGTCACCGAGGCGGAAGCCCGTCAATTGCTAGAGAAATTTGACCGCGATACCGACCAGTGGGATCGCTTGGTTGCGCAGAATGACTGGCAGCCTGAGGACGGTGACTATATTATGGTACCATTCAGGTTGATTTCTGCGACCATCGTTGCTGCTTACAGCTACCGCGCTTCGGACTTCACCAAGCCCGGCGTTTTGCAGCAGTCGATGAAGTTGCTTCTGAACAAGCCCGTGATGATCAACCACAGTAGTGACGTACGGCTGGCAATTGGGACTATTGAATCCGTTCAGTACACGGATGCAAAAACTCAGCCGGACGGTACCCTTGTGCCCGGCGGCATTGACGGGCTGTTAAAAATTGACGCAAAAGGCAACCCAGGTATCGCCCGCGCAATTCTATCAAACCCGCCGCGAATCCAAAGCAACAGCGTTACCGTCGTTTATGATTGGACCCCGTCGCACGAGTTTTCGGACGAATGGGAATTCAAACGACTTGTAGGTAAAGTGATCGACAGCAACGGTAAAAGTGAGATGGTGCGCCGAATCGTCACCAGTATTGTTAATTATGAGGAAACGAGCCTTGTTTACATGGGCGCAGACCCTTACGCAAAGGTTAAAATGCCAGACGGGACATATCTAAACATCGACCACAGCGGTATTTACGGCATTAACGAGCAAGCCCTAAGCAAAATCGAAGAAGCCAATAATCTTATGATTACCACCGAATCAATGACTAAAACCAACATGACCAGCAATCAAGACCAAGCGGTTCAGGTCGACAAAATGCCTGCATCCGACAAAGATCAACTGCAAAAGTTCGAAGCAGCACTTGCCGAATTGTCCAAAGTCAAAGCTGAAGCACTGAGCCTGCAACTAGCGGTCGATGCGGCCAAGGCGGAAGCCCTGGAGACATCTCAAAAGTGCGAACAGCTTCGGGCAGAAATCAAGACGTTCACAGATTCACTCATTGCAGCGCAAAAAGAATCTGAATCTTTGCGAACCGAAGTCACGCAGCTCAAGCCACTTGCAGCGGCTGGTACCGAAGCACTTGACCAGCTGCGGATGGAGGCTGCACGATTGATGCAATTGAGCTACAATGGCAAAGCACCACAACGCCTACTTGAAGACCTCTCAAAATTGGACACCGTGGCAGACCTGAGCAAAGCAGTAGAAGCGTACGGTGGTAAAGCCTACGCGCAGTTTGATGCCAAATGTGCCAATTGCGGAAGCCAAAACATCACTTTGCGCAGTTCCGCAGACACGCCGGACGAAGGGACACCTCAGCCCACCGCCGCGCCATCGCCACTATCCCGTCTTGTTCACGGATTTTAGGGGTAAGTGGTTTGAATTTGTCAAATTATCATTGCACCATAAACACAAAACGATATGTCAACACTTGGAACTATCGGCTCGGGGACCGTTCGTCCAGACCCCATCCCGCCTTTTATCTTGACTGAACAAGGACTGATTGAGATTACACTTCAGGTCACCGGTTCTAGCCTGGCGATGGGCCAAGGGGTCCGCATTAGTGGCGACGCTCAGGTCTCAGCGATCTCTGCCCCTGCAACCCAATTCCCGTTCGGCGTTGCCAGTCAGCCAATCGCTGAAGATGCGACCGGTCCGATCCGCATCCACTGCAAGCAAGTTGTTCGCGGCGTGGCAAACGGTGGCGCTCTTACCGCAGGTGACTTAGTTATCAATGCGGGCACTATGTATACCACTGGTCTCGAAAATCCGCTACCCAACTACGTTGTGGCGGCTACAGGCGGGTATGCTGAGGGTATCGTAATCCGCGGTGCAGCAGAAAACGCAGTAGCGTTAATCGGCTGGTTTGACACCCCGATGCCTATCCCCGCAGAATAAGGTTCATTCACCAGAAATCCACACAAAACCAGAATAATGGAAAACACCGAACAAAAAAGCAATTTGGGTGCAAACGTTGCACCCTCAGTTGGCAACGAAGCCAAGTACGTACAGGAGTTCTTCAAGGAATCGCGCGGAGACAGTCAAAGCACGTACGTTGAGGCTAAAGTGGCCAAATTCGTGCAAAGCGATACCCGTGGTTTTTACGGCGAACTGCTGCGCCTGCGGGATGGCATGAAAGACGAGAGCAACACGTCAAATGTCAAATCGCTACCAATTGGCTTTACGCAGGCAATTGCCGCGCAATATGGCTGCGATCTTCGCCAGTACATGGCGAGTTTCGGTGCACAACCGGCATTCGATACCCTGGAAGACCTGTATGGTAAGATGGGTGGACGCCTCAATGGGCGTCTGACAGAGGGTGAGCTTACCACCATGCTAGAAAAAAGCCCAAAGGAGCGATTTAACGGGACAATCAGCAGCGTTGGAGGCTCAGCTCAGGTACCTAACGATTTCACGTTCCTGATCCCTGAGTTTATTTCTGCACTGATCTATCTCGGGTATGAGGACGTGGCACGCCACTTGGATTGGATTGGCCGGACCGTCATTATGCCACGCCGGGAAATGGTGCAGCCATACGTCCTGGGCAATCCGATCCGACCCTACAAAGTGGCAGAGGGGGGCACTATCCCTGTCGGTGCGTTCAAGTTGGGTAAGAAAAAGGTCAACATCCACAAATACGGTGTTGGGTTTTCGATGACCAGCGAGATGGTCCAAGAGATCGTATTGGACGGCTTTGAGCTGGCAATGCGAAAAATTGGTGAAGGCTTCAACCGTGGAGCGGACGCGTTGGCAATGAACGTACTGGTCAACGGTGACCAAGCGGATTTGTCGGAATCGGCTGCGGTGATTGGTGTAGAAAACACCACGAACGGCTTTCAGTATCTCGACTGGTTGCGCGTTGAGGGCCGCATGGAGATGCTGGGACATGAGCTTAACCACATGATCGCCGGGTTGGACGCGACGGACCTGGTCAACTTGGTCCCGCAGGTCTTGGGGTTTGATGGCAATGCCCGGCTCCTTGAGTTTTCGTCGATGGTCGGGCCGCGCCCGATGATCCCAAACACCCGGTATCCGTTGCCTACGCCTGCGCAGCTGATGTTTATCGACACTCGGCGCGCATTGGCTAAGCTGATGTTCGGTAACATGACTTTCGAGCGGCAGTACAACCCCGAGACACAAACGACGGAAATGTTTGTAACCGAACATGTAGGCTTTAGCATCGACCGGCGCGATGCACGTCTGATTGTCAACCCTGCTGTACCGTACTCCAGCAACTCGTTCCCATCCTGGATGAACGTAGAAGCTCAAATCACGCAGGGCTTTCAGGCCTTCTAATCGAAATGTTGGAATCTTGACCGAAAAGGTGTTGCTTTGCAAAGAGTAACACCTTTTCCCATTTACGAAAATGACACAAGAGACAGAGACCGAAATCGGTTATTACAAGCTCGCAACCACAGGTACCTCAAATATCAACGAATCGGCCAAAGGAATCGAGCGCGGTTGTTTTTGGGACCCAACACAACCGCCTGGCTGTGATCAATACTTAGGACCGGGCATGGTCTGCAAAATGGTTAAAACCCGCTTGGCCAAATCGGCTTTTTTGGCTGGGGGGCTTGAAGCCGTAACAGTCAAAGAATACGAGGCATACAAAGCCCGTGAGGCTGCGGTGCCAAAGCCAGAAAGCAAGCAAGAAAGCAAAACACTGCAGGAAGCAATGCGTTTGATGCAAGCGCGCTTAAACGAGTTGGAGACTAAGCTGGCGGCAGTGGAGGGGAACAAAAAAACCTAATAATACCTATCTTTGGACATGGTACAGGTACAACTAACAGACCCATCCGCGACCCTGCAGCTGCCGGGTAATGCAATACTACACGGCGAGGTGATCGCTTGTGTGGATGAATCGGATGCGATGGTACAAGCCGCCATTGCTGGCCGATTGGTACGCATTATTAGCTTTGTGGAAGCCCCGGTGCAGTCAAATGCCGTTGTAATGGAGCCCGCCCGGGGTACGCGTCCCCGGGTACACAAAGTGGACTGATTTGCTGATTGGGATTAGTAGAATGGCCCCGGCAATTTTGCCGGGGTTTTTTTTATTTTTTTTGGCAAAACACTTGCGCGGTATGGCAAAAGCTGTTATATTTGTATCATAATCATTCAACGCCGCAGGGCAAAACACACCGAGACAATGACTTTCACCGCCGCCACCGCCCAAGCAATTGCCAGCCACTTAACTAAAAGCGGTACACCCGCCAACGTGTGGATTCATCCCCGCACTGGCGAGCCCCGGATTTACTTAAACCGGGTGCAATTTGTAGGAAAAGCGTACATCAACAGTCTCGGCGAGACGATCGTCGAGCACGGCAAAAATCGCAGCAGCACTGCGCAAGCCGAAGGGGAGCGTCGCTTCCTTGAGGCTTACGGGGCTGAGATCACTGAGGCAATTGCCTCAGCAACCAGCAGCCCAGCCGCAAAGCAGCCGCGCTTCGACAAAGCGGCTATCATGCGCCGCGCATGGACGCTTCTCAAGTTTGGCAAGGAAGCCAACTTGAGCGAAGCGCTCAAAGCCGCTTGGGCTGAGGCAAAACTGCGCGGCTACTAACCAACCGGGTGGGGTTTCGCCCGCAGCAACCAAATTGGGGTAATAACAACAAGCGCAGCATACAGCTAGCGCAACTCGAGCGAATCGTGCTCGCGCCTAGATCAGGCGCGGCGGTATTTTGCGTTCAAAAATTTTTTTGCGAAAGACTTGCGCGGCATAACAAAAGCTGTTATATTTGTATCATAATCATTCAACGAGATGCAAGTCGCCGAAAAAATTCAAGCCGCCTTAGAAGCCCAAGCCCGCTACGAGAGCCAGGGCAGCGGTTACGCCCAATATGCACGGCTGACCTTTGCCAATGCAAAAAAGGGCATGCGCGTCTATTATGAAGGGGACGAATGGACGATCTCATCCGTCCGGGGTCTTTGCCTGTACCTTGTTGACGCGCAGGGCAACAAGGCTAAGACCGATACCTGTTTGAGCGCCGACCGTGCAGATGCCATGGTCGCTGCATGGGCAGAATACGACCGGATTAACGCAAGCCCGGTCGATGCCACTAATTTCCATATTCGTACAAAGGCAACTTTCACCCCTTGCGAAACACCCACCACACCTGCGGACTATGTGAGTGCGAGCGGAAGCTTGTACTGGTATACCCGCCATGGTGTCATCCGCAGTGCAGATCACTGGGGACAATGCGCGAGCTGCGAGTGGTGGCTGGAGGGGCAAAATGATTGGTTTTTTCCCGGTACCGGTTATGCCCCTTGGGACGCGTTTACCCGTGTGTAATCAACGGGACATGTCAATATACGTGTCTGCGTATCTTTGAGCGTTGCTTGTATGGGCGCAAGCCAAGCCATTGGTACACTTAAACTAGGCAACGCAGAAACGATGATCCCAGACGTGCTTCAAGGCGACGATCGCCTAATTCAAATTGTAGTCACCAACCCGTTGGATAATTCGCCGATTGACCTTTCCGGGGCAACTCAAATCGCCGTGATTCTGACCCTCGGTTCGGCCAACCTGCAAACGGACGACGAAAAAATGTCTGCCCGCTTTGCGCTCAATCAGCAAGGGGACTTTTCTGGCTACGGTAAGCTGGAAGTGGTGGGGGTAGATAACAATATCATACAATTAGAGTTGACGCGGGGCGTTACGTCTGTCCTGCGGGAGGGCGAATACTACGGTAACGCTACCGCGCAGTTCCCGGACAGTGGTTTTACGAATCCCGTCCGGCGGCGAACGTATCAGTTTCACGTAGTTATGCGGATTTTGGCCAACCCGAACCGCGTCTTGCCGTTCCCTGTCAACACCTAATCGATGGCCAACAGCTTGGACATACCGCAAATGGTTTTCACGCGGGTTCCCTTTTTGAACCCTGATGACCCGCTAGACCGCAATCGCGTTGAATCGTCGATTATCGAATGGGCTTGGAATCTCAATCATTACCTCAAAAAACCTGAGGAGCAAGTGGGGTTTTGGCAGTACTACACGTACCCGGAGCGCAGCCTGATGGCATATGTCGTTGCGATTACCGAACTGCAAACCAAGGCATTGCGCAACATGACAGGTACCGCGGGGCAGTCAGTGGACACCGGTCGGCAGGTGCGCCGGGCTGAAGCTGGGGAAGCCAAGGTAGAGTTTGAGACCCCAAAGTTGGCGGACCGGACGATGCTGGCAGCCACTACTGCGCAAATGATCGCCGGCTATTGTGCCAACGCCAATACCGTGGCTGGCAAATACGGCTTTTATATCGATTGCAGCAGCGGCGGGATTATGGTACACAGCCATTTTGACTACCTGCCCCTGCTCGTCACCAATGAATGCTGATGGACCCATTTTCGTTTCTTTCGCCAGAGGATATTGCGGCAACCAGGGAAGCATTTCGGCAAACGACCGACACGTTTCACCGACGGACGGTGCAATACACGCGTCGGGTTCGAAAACTTGACCGGACGGGGTCTGGCGCTGGATATATCACGACACAAATTCAACTACAGGCGGGTGTGACCCACAACCCGAAGCCCGCCGTTTTGCGCGATATTGGCATTGAATACCAGCCAGATGCCATGTTGGTAATTCACCGGGATTACGCCCAGGAAGTCGGGTTGTTAACAAATGAAGACGTGTCAAAAGCCGATCCTACAGCAGACGAATGCGTGGTTGATGGTGTCAGTTATCGAGTTGCATGGTATCGCCTTGGGGCTCAGTTTGTCGACCAGTACGTGCTATTTTACGTAGGTTTGACACGCAATTTGGGCAACAATGGCAGCAATACATAAAACAGGCAATTGGCAAAAAGCCGCGCGCCTAACCGGTCAGCTTGACAGCATGCTGAACGCTGCGGCTACTGCAACAATCAAACACGTTGGTTTGGAGGCAGAGGCGCTGGCCAAGCGGCACTTAGCCAACCAAGATCTAGGCTGGGAACCGCTTCAACCTGCCACTATTGCTGCGAAAAAGAAAAAGGGTTACAGCAGTCTAACGCTGATACGAAGCAGCAGCTACATGCAGGCAATAACCTCTTGGGTGGAAAACAAAGAAGCATTGGTAGGCGTACGCCGGCAAATAAGGGGTAAGGATGGTGAGCTGATTGCTGACATTGCCCGTATCCACGAGTATGGGTCTATCAAGCGTAATATCCCGCGCCGGCCACTTTGGCACCCCGTCCTGGCTGAGATTCGACAAAGGCTGGCGCAAGGCAAAGGTCAAGAGTTGTTTTTGGAAAAACTGAAAAGCGTCAGCAAGTGATGGATACGGCAATCAGACACATTGATTTTAGCCTTTACGAGCACTTGCGTCGGCGGCTGGTAGAACTTGGTTATCTGCCCGATGTATCGGTCTTTGACCCAGAGGATGTTGCCGGCTATGAGGCCGCCAAAGCTGCCATTGTGGCGTCGGGACGTGAGGTTGTAGAAGTCTTCCCCGTAGGCTTCAGCCGGACGCGCGGGGAGATGCAAACTCACCGGATCGTTATCAACCGTGCCGATCGCTTACCGGGGAATGTTGGTTATGGACAAAACCGTGAATTTGTCCCGCAGTACGATGCAGATGGCAACCTTGTTGGGTACAATGCCTATGATTCCGCAGGTACATCTGAGCAACTGCAATACGAATTTCGTCTTGTAAGCCAAGGCGAAAATCAGCCGTTCTACGATCGGCTGATGTCAGACTTGGTGCTGACGGTCTTTAGCAATTTGGGACACGTCGAACTGTTTGACGCGGACACATTGCAGCTGATGCCAGGTGGCTACATGCTTTTGCAGAAAGCCAATGAGCCTGATGTCGGTTATGTGGAGGTTGGTGAGCGAGTGGTGCGTTATTACGTCCAGGACGTGGCCACGATTACACCGCGTGCCGTGCCGGACCGGCAAGGGGTCTCCCCGCTTAAACGAATTGACCTTTCTATTTTCCCGACGGACACGGTTGACGGGAATACCCCTGACCCTGGTGCAGGGATAGAGCTGGATGTCGAGATAGTACCCGGACCTGGGGGACCGACACTGGCACAGCAGTTACAAAGCCTGCAGGATCAGATCACGCAGTTACAGCAAGAGCTCGCCCAGTCAGGTGGTAACGGTACGACCGAATGTAATGGCGTGCCCGTTTGCGATGCCATCGCCGAAGCTGCTTCATTGGCCGAAGACGCGTCGGACGATGCGGCCACGGCACTGGCGGCGGCGGGGATGGCGCAATCGACGGCAGACACCGCAGTGGGCAACGCTGCGGCTGCGCAGTCTACGGCAGACACCGCAGTGGGCAATGCTGCGGCTGCGCAGTCTACGGCAGACACCGCAGTGGGCAATGCTGCCACGGCTCTGGCAGTTGCCCGCGCCAATGCCCGCACAGGTGGGTATGTGTGGGGCACACCCCAACAGAGTGTAGTACCGTATTGTCCAACGCAGATTCCCGTTATTGCATCTGCAGCCAACAGCTGGTTAAGCATCCAAACGTTTGGTCAGATTATTGCCTTCCGATGGGGCTACGACGTGCAGCAGATACAGCAAATTGAGATATTGGTGCGCGCCGGTACCGCGTTGCCAGGTGCATTGGCGCGGCTGGTGATGGCGCGAATCAACACCAATAACCAAATCATTGGTCCTGCGCTGGTAGACGCTACGTACGCGCTGGACGTACCTGGGCTACGACAATTGCTATTGACACCCATTGCCGCACCCTTGCTGGGCGAAAATATCGCACTCGTTACCCTTGCCAATGCGGCAGCCGCAGGAGCAAGCACCAACTCGGTAGCACAAGACTGGATTGATAACGGCATTACAGGCACGGCCAACTACACCGCTCCTAACTATCAGGTGGCGAGGTCATTGAGTCCAGGACCGGGCATAACTTTCAGCACAATTACATTCCCAAACACACCAGCGGTACAGCAAGCAAGCGGTTATGACCGGGTACCACTCTATAACTTCACAATCCAATGACCAGCATTGACGCACGAATAGTCTCCAGCGGGCACCTAATTTCGGCTTTTTTTGTTCGAATTTGGGACCAGGATGGCAACTTGGTTGCAGAACATGAAATTGACTGCGAGCCCACAGAGTCAGCCGCCGTGATCTGGGCGCGGGGTCTAGTCCAAATTGGCTGGATTGAAACGAACGACGACCTAAATCCTGTCGTATAATTGCAAAACAGATAGCCATGAATGAGAATCAATACGCCCAACTGCTGGAGCAAATCTCTAGTGTTTCGCTGCAGGTCGCGAAACTTTCCAGCAAGGTGGCAGAGCTGACAAATAGTATCCGCGGAGATAGCCTTGGTTCAACCGGGCTTGTTTCGCGGGTCGCCAGACTTGAAGCTAAGGTCCAGGTCCTGGAGGACGTTCTAAATGGATTGCGTACTGGATTGCGGATTGTGCAGTGGGTAGCGGCGGCAGGGGGGGCCCTGGGCGCGGGGGCCCTGGTTAATCACTTTGCAGAAATACTTAAATAAGTTGCGTTTCATTTATTAAGTCCCGGCCTTGCGCCGGGATTTTTTTGTCAAACGCAATGGGCAACCAAATAACCTGCTAACAACCGTACCCGTATCCCCATTGGTTAATTGCCGTGGGGTTTTCGTTATATTTGCCCAAAACCAATATTACCATGTCAATTGCAGATACCCAAACGTATACATTCACTCTCCCAAGCGGTATTGAGTGCGAAATAATGGCGATGAAAGCCGGGCACATTCGCACGCTCACAAACCCGCACAGGGGGAAAGACTCTGACCCCACGACTGAGATCCTTGCGGATCGCGTCAAACGACTTGGGGATGTCGAATCGCCTGGTGCTTTAGGTATTCACAGTATCTTAGAAGTTGACCGTGCGATGATCTTGATTCAGCTTCGGATGCTCAGCTTTGACTTTTCGCCAAATTTCAGATTTCAGATGAATTGGCCAGGCACACAAGTTGATGAGCCATTGTGTTCCGAGCATGAATACGAATTCACTGAAAACGATTTCAAAGTTCGAAAACCTAAAGTTATTGATGCTACAGGTCAGCTAGTTGATGCACATTACACATCCTTTGAGGAAGTGCAGCAAGAGTTTAAGTTGCAAATGCCAGGCGGACCTGAGGTGCTTATTGAGCTGACAAACAAACGCAATGAAAATTTGCGCCGCCGACTAGCCCGGGCAGGTGTGCACGCTTATTCAAAAATCGAGATGGCGAGCCCGCGCTACTGGGACGAAAAAGGCAACTTAAACAAGCTGCGAATTGACGATCTGACTCTGCCGCAAACTAAGTGGCTGGGCGAAATGATCTCAGCCTTGGAAGGTGACATTGACACCACAATCATGGTCACGCACCCCGAAAATCCAAGCCGAGTAGAGCGGGTAAACGTGCTTTTACAGCCGAGTTTTTTCTTGGACGGGCAGGTCTAATTGAGGACATACGTTTTCATTTTGCGTATTTGGGCCTGCCCGTCTCGATGGCAGAAATAGAAAGCGAACCCATGTGGGTAGTTGAGCGATATATGGAGATGTTAGGGAAGGCGAAAGAGCTAGAAAAAGAAGAAATTCGCAAATATCAAAAACGCTAGGAAATGTCAATATCGGCAGGCGGTGGCAATTTGGGCTTTGGTCTTGTGTTTACGCTTGAAGACGCGTTTTCAAAGACCGCGGGCGATATTGAGGGTAAGATGAAAGATTTGAGCAAGGCCAGTGACACGCTTGCTACAAGCATGGAGCAAGGTCTTGCTCGGATTAAAAGCGGACTTGGTTTGATTGCAGCCGGTGGTCTCCTGGCCGCGCCCTTTATTGCGGCCACTGCCGCTGGGATGGATTTTGAAAACACCCTAACGGAAGTGTCTGCAATTACAGGTGTGGCGGGCGAGGCGCTGGTGCAGCTTGGAGAACGTGCGAAGGCATCTGCCAGTAAAATGGGCGTCTCCGCTTCCGACATTAACCGGTCATTTACCTCGATTCTGTCAGATTTGGGACCCCAATTGGCCCAAAATCAAGAGGAACTTCAGGCAATGACAGAGGTTGGGATTACGCTCGGGAAAACGATGGGCGGTGATGTCACCGGGGCTATCGGCGTACTCAATACTGCCATGCTGCAATATGGCGTGGACACCAAAAACGCGACGCTTGCTACATCCGAGTACACCCGGATGATGAACGTGATGGCAGCGGCATCGCAGGCGGGATCGGTTAACACGACGCTCATTGGTGACGCGATCAAAGAATCTGGCGCGACGGCAAAGACTGCCAACATTTCCTTTGAGGAACTTAACGCGGCAATACAGGTGCTTGGAATGAGTTCGATCAAAGGTTCGCAAGCCGGGAACGCGCTAAAAAACGTATTTATAACCATGGCGAGCGCGCCAGTTTTGCCCAAAGACGCACAGGATATGCTCGCTGCCGCAGGTATCGACTTTATTAAGCTGGCGGACAAAACATTGACCTTAGAGGAACGAATGAGGTTATTACAGCCCGCGGTGGAAGACACGGCGCTATTGGCTAAAGTCTTTGGACGTGAGAGCGTGAATGCTGCACAGGGTCTAATCAAAAACGTAGATGCATTAGGGTCCTTTAAGGACGCGGTCACAGGCACGCAGGTCGGTTTTGAAATGGCAGACACGTTAATGCAGACTCTGAGCGAACGGATGGCGAGATTGCGGGCAAACATCGCCAATGCAGCGATCTCAATTTATCAAGCAATTGCCCCTGCCCTCTCATTTTTGGCGGATGTCGCTGGGCGCGTTGCGTCGGCGTTGGCCTGGTTTGTCAGCACGCCTGTAGGCAAGGCAGTTGCCCTGGTTACTGCCGGTCTTTCGGCGCTGTTAATCACAATGGGTTTGGTAATTGCAGCACAGGGTGCAATGCAAGTGGCCACAGGCAAGGTGATCATCGCGCTCCAAAAGTTTGGTTTTCAGACGGTCGTGGCCAATATCGCCCAGCAAGGATTCGTAAAAGGTTTGATTGCTTCAGCGCCCGCAGCCTGGGCGGCGGCCCTGCCGTTTATTAAGATTGCATTGGTGATCGGCGCGGCAGCCCTTGCTTATAAGGCAGTGACTTACGCAATCGACTCGTTTAAGAAAGTAGCAGAGGGCGCAGAGCCGTCAGGTGGGTTGTTGGGTTTTTTCCAGAAAATCGGGGGGATTATTACCGCAGTTCGTGAGATATTCCAGTACATGACCGCCGATACTTTTGCTTTCACGGATAAGACCAATGCTGCGCTTGAAAAGCTGGGCCTCCTGGATTTTGCCATCGCACTGGGCACGTGGATCGTTCGTCTTCGGAATTTCTTTTCTGGCTTTTTTGACGGCCTAAAACAAGGACTTGGTCCAATTATTAGCTCTTTCCAAAGCCTTTGGAAAGATGCTATTGTACCCATTGGCGCTGCCTTAAGTAGCCTGTTTGACTTGTTTTTACCCAGTATGGAAAAGGGTAAGGGGTCCTTGGAGGAATGGAATTCGCTTGGCAGTATGCTTGGTAAGGTGTTTGGTACATTTTTCTCGGTAATCAATTGGGGTCTACAACTAGGGATTGGCTTAATTGTCGGTACTGTCAAGATGTTTCAAGCACTTTGGCAGGGTGGTGTCGCCGCATTTCAGGCGATTGGGATGGCAATTGACGAGGTGAAAGCCGCATTTGTGTCTGTATTTGGATTTATGGAGGCGGGTATCAGCTGGTTTACGGGCATAGGGGAGGGTATTGTCGGTGCTATAGTTCAAGGGATTGCCAATGCGTGGGAGTCGCTCAAGGGGATGCTGTCCGGGCTGCTGGGCTCGTTGCCCGGCGGGGAGTTTCTGAACGAGGCACTGGGGATCAGTGGAGACGCTTCTACCAGTCCGTCCATTACTCCAATGCCATCTGCAGGGGCTGCAATCGCCCAAGAGGCGGCGCAAACTCAGGCATCCGTCGCAATGCGGCAGGTGGTCGCTCCGGCCCCGCAGGTGAACGTAGCAGCCCCACCAGCGCCAAACATTGTTGTGGCGATTGACGGCAGCGAGCTTGTACGGGTAACAGATCAAATTCAGACACGTAACTTTCTAAAAGGATAATGTCTGCCAAATTTTCATTAACTACGGCCCAGGACCAGTTGTACTTGGTTGGACTGAGCACCCTCCGCCGGGTACCATTCCAATTTGTGCCTGAATCTCTCACGGAAAGCCGGAATGTGGACTGGCAGGAAGTAAAACCGGTCCAGCGCAATACACCACTCTATCAATATACCGGTGGCAGCACAGAGATTCAGCTACAGCTTTCGTATTACTCTACATCGGCAGACCGTCGAGATGTGGAAGAAACCGTTGCGTATCTCAAAAGCCTGACTTATTCGGACGGCTTTGAAGCCCCACCGGAACGGGTGCAGCTGGTGTGGGGTGAACTCTACCCACGTGAGACTTGGATAGTCAAAGCACTTTCTGTTGCCACGCGCATGCCAGACCCCACGCAAGGCATGCGGCCAGTATATGCAGATGTTTCTTTGACACTTGCCCTAGACCCTGATCTCAACATTCGAGTATCTGATGTTAGACGCTAATACACTTTCTTTTAGCCCGGAAAACCTTTACTTCGGCGGCAAAAGGCTGGTTTTCCCGGATGGGTTAGCCGAGCTGGATTTTGTCGAACCTCCAATCCCGCCAAGCCGAAACGACAGATACCACCAAGTATCTGAAGGGGAAAGCCTGGACGCACTGGCAGCGGAATATTACGCGAATCAAGTACCCAACCCCAGTCGCTACTGGCATGCGATTGCATTCGCGAATCAGATCGAAAACCCAATGCAATTGCAAGCGCTGGTCGGCCAAGTAATCGTAATACCGGACATCTTGCTGTACAACCAAAACCGATGAAAGCCCCATTTGTTAAGCTGCTGCTGGGAGACACGGACTTTAGTGAGCGTGTAGAGTCCTTTCGCTTTGAAGACAGCGTAGAAGACGAAGACGCGATTGCCGTCACCATATCATGCAAAACCCCGGCTGATATTGATGCGCCAGAATTTGAGATCGGAAGAACCGCCACGTTCACATTTGGTTATATGGGTGGTATGCAATCTGGACGATATGTAGGCAGAATTAGCGAGTTTAATCCAAAATTCCAGCAAAACATCCTGGCCGAATTGCAGATTTCCGATTTCAGCGTTGTGATGAAAAAGGAGGCTAGCGGGCGCGTCTGGAATGGTCAAACCACGAGCCAAATTGCACGGACATTGGCCGAAGAAAATCAGCTTGAGTATGTTGGCATGGAGACCACGCACAAATGGGACGAACAAAGTCAAGGACAGCGTTCGGACATGGATTTTTTGCGGGGGCTGGTCAAAAAAGACCCGGGTGGGCCTTTTTTGCTCACGGTCTCGCAGCGGGACTTGAGATTGGAGCGATACGAATATGAAGCGCCGTCAGCGTTGACCTTGCGATTTGGGGACCCCAACGGTGCGTTGCTCAGCTTTTCAGCCAGCATGAACGACCGAAAAGACAAAGGAGGCGCGGGCGGAACGGCAGCCGTTGGTACCGAGACACCAATACAGACGACGGACGAAGACGCGAGCCGGGGGGCGTTAGGACCTGCTTTGGTATCTTACCAAGGTCAGACAGGTGGGCGCATACCCCGGGCGGATGCGGAAAATCGGAATGGGGAAGCAGTACCATCCCCAAGCGCAGATCAAGCGGCAGCCCAAGGGGTGGCAAAGTCGGCGCAACAAGAGGCAAAACAAAAGATACTGGAAGCGTCCATGACAATAGAGGGGAACCCTGCCATCCGTGCCGGTCAGGTTATTACTGTTTTGAACGTTGGGAATCGATTCAGTGGCAACTATTATATTAACCGCGTGACGCATACACTTGGCGGCGGCAGGGCGTATATTACAACCCTAGACACCCATAAAACGGGGACAAATGCACCGGCGAGGACCGGCGCGGCGACCGCCGAAGACGGGACTGTAAATAATACCACGGGTCCCAATAACGCAGAGACAAAGAAGCCGCTAGTTACTTATAGCGGACAATCGGGTAAGAAAATATAGGGGGTAGTGTGATCCGCATTACACACCTATTTTGCGGCAAAAATAGAGAGACATGTCACAACCAACTGGAGCAGCCAAGGCAATTGTTAATATCCAAGACCTCAGCCCGCCACAGGTCAGCCGGCAAGGTACGATTGTGGCCGTGCAAGGGGTCACCGAGATCGGCGAGATTGGCAAAGCCATTCGAGTATCCAGCTGGGCGGATTATCGCCGACACTTTGGCGGATTTTTGGACACACCAAACCTCTTTCCGCTTTATGTCCGCCGGGCACTGGATACGGGCGGTCAGCTGTATGTAGCCCCAATCGGTCACTATACAGACCCAGACGATCCCAGCACGCTCCAAGGTACACCTGCCAGCGTGTTAATTGGTGTGGTAGGTGTACCCGAGACCCGGGCCACGGTACAAATGACCGTCACTGCGGTTGATACGGGTGCTGACTTTGTCATTGGCGTAAACACCCCAGCGCCCGTAGCCCTCTACACCTACACCGTCCAGGTCGGTGATAACGAACCTGCGGCGGCTTTGGCAATTGCCAACGGCATCAATACCGGGACGGGGACGCACGGCTACCAGGCCACGGCGCTCGGCGCTGTCGTGACAATAACCGCGCCAGTGGGAAGCGGTGCTGGGGCAAATGCTTTCACGCTTACGGTCGGGGTTACTGGCAGTAATACCGCTACCGGTGGCGGGTCCAGCTTCAGCGGCGGTGTGACTGCCGTAGCGGCCAACAATGCCACGTTCACGGCAAAAGGTCCGCAGCCAGGGTATAATGGGATTCAGGTCTCGGTGACCGCTGCCGCAAGTGCCCGTCCCGGCTTTTTGGACATTGTGATCACACGTCCAGGCTATCCAGACCTCACGGAAGTGTATACAGACTTTCCCGCCAACCCCAACGTTGATGACATTGCAGGTCTGAACGCCAGTAGTTATGTGGTTCGAATTGGGACAATTAACGCGCCCATCGCGCCCGGTACTGGTACACTTTCCGGCGGGGCATACAACCCCGCGGCGATCGTTGACGCGGACTACATCGGGTCGCAGACTGGTGAAACTGGCTTACACGTCTTTAACGATCTGACGGACATCGCATACATTGCCGTCCCCGACAAAGCAAGCCCGAATTTGGATATTGCGATGGTAACATATTGCGAATCCCGGAAAGACGTACAAGCGATTCTGCGCACACCATTGGGTATTACCCCAAGTGCCGAAATCGCTTACCGGCGTGGGACAGCGCCTTACAGTCACGCCCAGATCGACAGTTACTTCGCGCGTTTTATTTCACGGCCAGAAATTTCAACCCACCCAGTGACTGGTCAGCCGCTCACGCTTTCAGCTATTGGGGCTGCAATTGGTGCACATTGCGTGCGCAATACGCCCTGGGCGGCCTTTTCTGGCAATGAATTTGGCGTGGTACGTGGTTCTTTGGGGGTTGGTACACCCAACCTTGGCAATGCCGTAAACAGCAATGCCGGCGGTCCATTAGATCAACAAATTAATGCGCAGCTTAATCCGCTGATCAAGCGTCTGCTGGGCAGTGCTGCCACGCCCAAAGTCGTGTTTTGGGGCAACCGCACCGCGCAGACAGAGGCAACCCTGCTACAAAAAACAGAGGTAGCAGATGTGGTAATTTACCTGGCCAAAGAAATCCGTCGGCGCGTGGACGTGGCCTTGTTTCAGCCCAACGACCCGACAACTTGGAACAACATCTACAATAATTTCATTTTCCCGGTCCTGGACGATGCGGTCTCCCGTCGTGGAATTCGTGAGTGGGTATTTGAAGGGGATTTGGAGGCCCGAAACTTGCCTGAAGACCTCAAGATTAACACCTCCGCAGACCTTGACAATGGTATTTGGCGAAGCGAGCTTTATGTCGTTCCAGTAACGTCGATAGAGTTTATTTTGCTCAACTTGAACGTGACACCTTCCGGTCTTGAGATCAACATCAACCAATAATCATCATGGCAGAGCTTCGTAATTTTATCAAAAACTTCAACTTTGAGATTGAAGTCAATGGCCGTCAACAGGTGATTGTGCAAGATGTGCAAGAGCCGACCCAGGAGGCTGAAATTTCTGAGCATGGTGGTGCAAACGGTCCGGTCAAAACACCTGGCCGCGCGATGATAAGCGAGCTGGTCATCACTTGCCTACAGCGGTCAGACGATCGCGATGCTTGGTTTGATACGTTGTACAATAGGGTGCAAAATCGCCGGACAGGTACTGGTAGTCTTTGGGAAGACATTACCCAGCGAATTGTAGTACGGAAGCTTGCTCCAAACGGCAGGGTAGTATCAGTCAATGAATACCTTGGTTGCTGGTTGCAAAAAGTAGAACCGGGCGCGTTGAGCCGTACCTCTAGCGACAACTTTAATTTCGTGTTAACCTTTGTGGTAAACGAGAAGCGGGTATTGCTGTAATACCGGCCAAACCACGAGACAAATACCCTGGTCCTAGGCCAGGGTATTTTTTTTGCCAAAAATTTTTGGAAGACACTTGCGCGGTATAACAAAAGCAGTTATATTTGTAGCATAATGATTCAGTAACGCCCGGCAAGGGCATAAACCCCCAAAACTTATGAAACCCACTACCCCCACCACCAGCGCGCCGAGCATGAACTCGGCGGCTGAGGCCGCTGCTGCGTTGCAACAGGCCGAGCGCGCCCTGCGCGCGGCATATGCCGCATGGGTTGCCGCGGATGAAGCGCGGGACCCGCAGGCGTACAGCCTGCTGGAGCGGGCAACCGCATGCCGGCAAACGGTCGAATGCGCAGCCACTAGGCTGCGCATCAGCGTGGAGCGCGAGCTCCGCGCTGCCAACCCACGGTACACGTGGGAGGACCGCGCGGCGGCCTTGGTGGCCGCCAAGGCCGCCGCAGCCCTAAGCTGAGACCCAGCGCCCCTAGGCCTAGCATGGCCGCCAAGACCCCCGACGTTCCTTGAGCGTCGGGGTTTCGTGGTGCCAAGCATTCCCA